TATAAATGAGAACATTAAGAGTTTAATAACTACACTAATAAACACTAAAATACAATATACTAGCAACTAACTGAATTATAAATACTTTTCAATGAATCGGCACGCATTCCAATAGCCTTGTTTTCAATAGTTCCAACACTTCCACTATCTTGAATTTGCGTAATATTCCTTTTCGGGTCAATATTTGAAAATCTAGCAATAAATTGAATGTCCGCATCTTCACCAACTGGAGCTTGACCTAATGCTATATAATTATGATAGAAATTTCTTAGATTGAAAGCTTTTTTATTGTCTATGAATTTAGGTAATTTTATTTCTGATTGTTCTATTTTTTTTGTAACAATCAAACGGCCAAATGAATCATTAGTTAAAATCAATCCTTTTTCAGTTGCCAAATCATTAATCAATTCGGCTGCTTTTTTTGCTAGTCCAATATCTGCCATTTTATATGTTCCACTAGCTTCTGAGCTTGCCGATTGGTCAAAAATAACCTCAACTTCAAAAAAGCTGCAAATATACTCAACTATGTCTTTTAAAGTACTGTTTTCTAATTGCAAAGGATATGATTCAGTTGGTAAAGTGCATTCTGCAAGCACGTGAGGCATTGATTCACATTGATAAGAAAATGGGGCCGGTGGCGAAGATTTAGGAATGTCTTTATTCACAATTTCGCCAGTAAAAATCAAAATATTATCCCTATAAGCTTCTACTTTTTGATAAGCGAAGGTTTCAAAATCAACAAATGAACTAAAAGTCAAACTACCTGCAATAGTATCTATTTGAGCTGAATAGTTGAAGTTCTCAAAGAACTGTAATTTTTTGCCGTCTATTTTAAGGGTTATTTTGCTCATTTTCCTTGACTTATATCGTCCAATTGCACGTTTAATTTATTCTATTCGATTCTAATTGAGTTGTAAGTATTTATAATTCAGTTAGTTGCTAGTATATTGTATTTTAGTGTTTATTAGTGTAGTTATTAAACTCTTAATGTTCTCATTTATAATACATTACATTCACTCCTCTTTTAATTATCGGACTGTTTGGATCAATATCAGTTCTATCATAAGCCAAAAAATCATTTGCAATTATCAGTTTTTCAATATTTTCGTCTGTAATTTCTCCATATAATTCAAAACACAAATTAAAAATAGTTGTATCCTGAATTACTGTATGTACATATTGTGTAAGACTGTCTTTTTTTAACTCTTCGAGTGCCTGGATAGCTGTATTATTGCTTATTTCGGTATTACTGATTAATGTATCTGAAGTAATATACGATTTATTGTTTTCATCAGTAAATGCAATAGCATCATTGTAAGCAATGAAATCATTGAACATTTCGACCAAAACGGCTATTTGACTGTCTATTTCTGGAATTGTCATAATGTAAAGATAATAAAAATTATAACTTGGATAACCATTGTTCGTATATTTTAGTTGATATTTGAGCTGACATTACTGGAGGAACTGACATTCCTAATAAATATTGTGGCCCAGTTCTTGGATCAATATATTCTTTTTCTGAAATAAAATTGTAATCTGATGGAAAAGAAACAGCTTGGATTAATGTTTTTGAATCAATATAATATTCTTTGTCATAAAAAAATCTTGTATTTGATGTTACCGTAGGAAATACTTTATCTTTGTCTATTATTACATCTCCAAACCTGAAATCAGAATATTTTGTCCCGTCCTTTAATTTATTTCCTTTTTGAATAAATTCTTTTGCTTTAATTGGTTTTTCTTTAAAATGCAAATTCAATTCAGGTGCAACCGTAAAAAAATCTTTTTGATATAAAAAAGGCGTTGACAAATCCTTACGCAATGCAAAAAAAGACTTCTATGGATGGATAAGCAATTGGGCTACTATGATTAGTAAACCTTCAGATCTTGGATTTTCCGATAATGGATATATTTTGCCAAAATTGAATACAATTGAACATGAAATAATTACAGAATTAAAAGTTGGAACTGGCAGATTGTTCAATGAAGGTCATGTAAATGCAACTAACTTCAATGCTGAATTAAGAGGGACTAAAGAAAAAAGACTTCAAAAAGTGTTGGATATTTGCGAAAAAACACAAGGCCAAATATTGATTTGGATTAAGCAAAATGAAGAAGGCGAATGGCTCAGGAAAAAATTAAACGACTGCAAAGAGGTAAAAGGTAATGATTCAATTGATTTTAAAGAAAAAACACTGCTAGGATTCGCAAATAATGAATTTCGGATCTTAATCACAAAGGCCAAGATAGCCCAGTTTGGAATGAATTTTCAAAATTGCAATACCCAGATATTTCCAAGTTTGGATTTCAGCTTTGAAAGCTACTATCAACAAGTAAGAAGGTCATATAGATTTGGCCAAAAAAACGAAGTAAATATTCACCTGATTAAAACTGACAGTATGGAAAATATAAGCAAAACGATTGAGAAAAAAGAACGTCAATTTTTGGAAATGCAGACCGAAATGAACAAAAATATAAATTCACAAACATATGGTTTGTTAAACGAATATGAACGGAAAGAATTAAAAACAAAAGACTATTTATTGATAAAAGGCGATTCATGTATCGAGATTAAAACAATACCTGACAATTCAGTAGATTTGATAATTTTTAGTCCACCTTTCAGTTCATTGTTTACTTATTCAAATTATGTTCATGATATGGGTAATAATGATTCTCATGAAGATTTCTTCAAACAATATTCATTTTTGCTTAAAGATTTGTACAGAGTTTTGAAACCAGGACGATTGATGTGTTGCCACACCAAAGATTTAGGAGTTTATAAAAATAGTTCTGGGTATACAGGCCAATATGATTTTACAGGTGAACATACAAAAGCTGTTTTAAATGAAAATTTCAAACTCCATTCCAAAATCACAATTTGGACAGATCCCGTTTTGGAAATGCAAAGGACAAAAACACAAAGATTGTTGTATAAGCAAGTTACAAGCGATTCTACAAAAACAGGAGTCGGAATGGCCGAATATATCACAATATTTAAAAAGTGGGATGGACTTGAAGCAAATTGGGAACCGGTAAAAAATCTAAATAAACAAAATTTTGATTTGGATACTTGGCAAGAATGGGCAAGTCCTGTTTTTAAAGAAAATATGATGAATTATGATAAAATTGATTTGATTGAAACTATTAAATCAATGAAAGCCGAAATATTCACGTTAAAACATGGATGTAATTCAGGACTTCCAAATCATTGGATGGATGATGTTTGGTTTGATATTAAAAGAACTGATGTTTTGAACGGTAAGGAAGGAACTGCAATGGGTGACGAAAAACATATTGCACCGCTTCAATTGGAAGTAATTCATAGATGCGTGAATATGTGGAGCAATAAAGGCGAAGTAGTATTGACTCCTTTTGGTGGGATTGGAAGTGAACCAGTAGTTAGTGTTAAAAATGAACGCAAAGCTATTGCAATTGAGTTAAAAGATAGTTACTTTGATGTTATGTGTAAAAATGTAAATAATACAGTTGAAAATAAATCACAGTTAAAGTTATTCAATTGAAAACCCCAAAAAAAACAATATGCCGTTACATGATAAATTTAAATGGAATAATGGAACCATGGAGCGGCATATTTCATTCTATTGAAGATGCCAAAAAGTGGTATATAAAAAACGGTAAATTTTTTGAAGATTTAGGATATAAACTAGAATTGATGCAAAATGAAACAACTATTTGAAAGGAATTACCATGCCGTTGTAAACCGTGGTTTAATTACAGATGAAACAACAAATGCAGATTTCTTGAATAAGTTATTTGAAGAAACTGGAGAAGTAAACGAAGCGTGGTTAAATTATACCAGTAAGCTAACAGTTAAAAACAAGGAAAAAATGATTGAAGAAATTGCAGATACTTTAATTGTTTGCTCAAATTGGTTACTTGATTTAGGAGTCAATTTAGAAGCAGTTTTAACAGAAATTGCAGAAAAAAACGAAAAAAGAGCAATACAATGAAAACAAAATCAGGATATGAAACAAATGGCGATTATATAAAATTTAAATCAGGATATACAGGTTCATGGAAAGTTGAAACCGAAAAGGATACTAAAGCATTTAAAACAGAATTGGAAGCCGATTTATATATTCAAACATTGATAAAAAATGAAAATAATAATCCATAAAACCCAAACTTCATTTTATTGTGAAAAAACTGATTTCAAAGTTTTGAGAAATGAACTTAATAAAATCAAGAAATTAAGTCATTATATGTTGATTTGGATTGAAAATAGGTTTATTTTAAAACACAAGATTACAGAATTACAAAAAGAAAAAATAACCAAATCTCTTACTGATACATAACACAATGAACGACAAAATAAATGCAATCAATTTCATAATCGAAACGATTGACCGGGAACTTGAAAAGCTTCCAAATTTGTATAGACAAATATATCTTACTGAACGAAAAGAGAAAAACGTAAAGAAACTAGCAAAAATAAATTATGACAATAAAAGAAACCGCAATTAAATTCGATATTTTCATCAGGGATGGAGGCATAGGTATTTCAATGTTTTTTGCCTTAATTTTGTTGATAATCGTAAATACACATTCTTTACATTTTCTGTTTTTGATTTTCGGGAATGGTGCAATTTATTGGATTTTCTCATTATTGGGTGCATTGGGATTTTCCTTCGCCACAATTTCAGTAATAAGAAAACCAGTTTCAAAATGGATGAAATGGGTATATCCTTTGTTTGACATGATATTTGTTTTTTTGGCTTTAAATATCAATAATACAAGTTTTCCAGTTCATTCATCAATGATTGTTTTGGTTTCACTTTTTTTCGGGGCTATTTTATTGGGACTTGGAACTATCAATTATAATGAAAACTATACCGAAAAGAATCTTGAAAGTGAGTTAATCTTACTTAATGATACTTTGAATAAGTTGAAAGGTAAGTATGAAAGGCTTGAATATGAAAAAACAAGCTTCCAAAATAGGTTAACTTCATTTGAAAATATCGAAAGTGAAAATAAGTCACTAAAAAGTAAGATTTTTGAAATAGAAAGTAAATTGACCGAATCTGATGAGTTAATCCAAACTTACAAATTCCAATTAACTGAACTTGAAACTTACAGGAAAGGTTACTTGCTTGCTGAAGCTGGCAGGATTAGAAAAAAGAAGTTTGAAAATAGGACTGATGAAGAAATTGAGTTGATGAATTTAATTGAAAGCGAATAATATGATACTACCATTCTCAAGAAAGTTCCCAAATGGAAATGAAACAAGATTTGATGACAAAATTTGTAAATGTTTAATTGAACAAAATTTTGATTTTGAAGGAATACATGAGCATACTCCTGATTATCTAGTAATAATGAATGATTATGATAATATAATTTCAAAAAAACATACAATTAGACCAGACCTAAAAAATAGATGGAAAGCTGGAAATAAAATACATGCAGTATATAATAATAGGTCAAAGAATCAATTTCAGTTTGCACCAACTTTTGAATGTAAAGGAATACAGACAATTGAAATAAATTACATAAATAAATTCAAATTAAGCACAATTTATGTTGATGGCAAATATTTAGAACTTTCACAAATGTATGATTTAGCTAAAAACGATGGATTTGATGATTTGACACATTTTGCTGAATGGTTTAAAGGAAATTTTAAGGGCAAAATAATACATTTTACTGATTTAAAATATTGAAATGCAGCTAAGACCATACCAACTCCAAGGAGTTCAACAAATTCAGGATTTTTTTAAATCCGGTGGTCTGCACTGCATAAGACAAGCGGCCACCGGATCAGGAAAAACTAAAGAATTCACATATATTTCAAAACTGGTATCAGAAAAAAACAAAAAAGTCCTGATAATGACAAATAGAGCTGAAATATTATATCAGGCTGGAGGCTCAATCAAAGAAATAGGATTAAAAACAATTTTCATTCAAGCCGGGGCAAAAATAGTCCCAAATAATTTTAACGTTTTTGTCGCAATGTCTCAAACATTAAGAAATCGAATAAATGATGGATATTGGATCACATTTCTAAACTCAATTGATTTGCTTATTATAGATGAATGCCACTCACAGGACTTTAACTATTTATTTGAAAGCAAACTATTTGATAATAAGCATGTTATCGGATACTCGGCCACTCCAAAACGTGGAGGAAAAATGAGACAACTTGCACTTGATTACGAAACTATCATTACTGGAATTTCCGTAAAAGAACTAATAAACGAAAGTTACTTAGTCAATGATGATTATTATGGTTTTGGAGCGCCTGACTTATCCGATTGTGAGTTTGATTATTTGAAAGGTGACTATAAAGATAGTTCTTTGTTCAAAAAGTTTAATAATCCAAAAACTTATTCAGGTGCAATAAAAGCATATCAAACACAAGTAAATAATAGTAAGGCAATTTGTTTTTGTGTAAACATTGAACATTGCATCAACACTGCAATTGAGTTTAATAAAAACGGAATTGATGCAAAATTCATAGTTTCTGAATTGAGCAAACCAATGATTCCAGAAAACAAAGAAGATTTGGGCAAAATGGCTAGGCATGAAGAAAGGAAAAGGATTTATGATTTATACCAAGAAAATAAACATTTGACCGGTTCCCGAAAAACTATTTTTACTGATTTCAAAAACAATAAATTCAAAGTTCTTATAAATGCTGGAATTGCAACGACTGGATATGATGAACCATCAATTGAAAGCGTTATTATATTAAGGGCCACTTTGTCGACTACTTTATGGTTGCAAATGTTAGGACGTGGTTCCCGTCCTTTTAAAAACAAAGCACATTTCAATATTTTGGATTTTGGAGGGAATGCCGAAAGATTGGGACATTATACAGAAAGTAGAGTTTGGAGCTTGTGGCATGAACAATTTGAAGGGAATGGATTGCCTCCGATTAAGGAATGTGGAATTGATTCAAGCGGAAAACCTCTTTCACATTTGCCCGGGTGCAGGAGGCCAATTCTTGCAGCTTACAATATATGTCCTTTTTGCGGTTTCAAATATCCTGAAAAAGAACATAAGGAAATTGATTTGGAATTGATTATTTTTGACCAACAAATCAAAAGAGGTTTAAAAACAAAGCGATTACAAGATATGTCAAATTTGGAACTAAAAGAATACAGAGAAATAAAAGGGCATAAAATGGCCTGGCTTTGGAGGCAATTATGGTATAGAGGGGGTGAAGATTGTATCAAAGAATTTGGAAATGAGTTTAATTGGAGTTCATCTAGTATTGAGCGGGCTATTGAATATATGCAAAATTAAAACCTATGCCACAAACAAAAAAAATATCAATTCTGGAAAGCGTTACAAACACATTAGTAGGACTAATTGTAAGTTTCTTGATTCAGCTTTTCATTTATAATTTATTGAATATCAAAGTATCTTTTCGACAAAATATAATAATTACACTTGTGTTTTTTATTGCTTCAATTGTCAGAGGGTATATTATTAGAAGAGTTTTTAATAAAATTAACTAAATGAATAAGCAAATAATAACAGCATCCATCTTAGAAATAATCCTAATGACTTGTTTAATTGAAATATTCTTTAAATATTCAAAATACAAATTTTTCATTGGGTATCATTTTGGAATATCAATCGGAAATCATTTTGATTTAATTGTAATAATAATTTTTAGCGTTATTATAGTAATCAGTAATATTAATATTTATAAAAACAAGTAAAAATGGGACAAAGAAGATTATCAGGAGTATGCTCATGTATTCCTTCAAAATCAAAATTTTGTTCAATTAAACATTTACAAATTTTGTCATCAAATCTTGTTTCATTTCCATTTGGGAACTTTCTTGAGTATGATAGTATCATATTATTCGCTTTCAATTAAATTCACCAACTCAATTTCTTAATCAGTCCTCTTTTCAAACTTCTTTTTTCTAATCCTGCCAGCTTCAGCC